TGCGAGAGAAAGCTTCTTCCCATTTCTTGACTAATTCAGGCTGAATTTTGCGAAGTGCCGGATAGATGAAATACCCAGAATTTCCTCGGCCTTCGCGAGGGGTGCGTCGAGGGAACTGACGATAACGATTAGATCCGAACTCATAACCTGCCCAGAGTTTTTGAGTTGTTCCTCCACCAGAGAAACGCTGAGACGCGAATCCATAAGACAACTCGCCAATCTTCGAGGACTTGGAAACCCTAACCCCAGTTGTAATGCGATTGACAGCGGCTTGTCCAAATGTTCTTGTAATACCATAGGCCTTGACTTCGTTTGCGGCGAATTGAGCCAACGCATTACTTTCGCGTTTAGCCGCATCAACAGTTTCATCGTCCATCGCTTTGAAAGCGGCAATGATTGCGCGAAGTTCGCTCCGGTCATAGCTGATTGGTTCATTTACCACCATTCCGCTCCTTCAATATTTCAATCGCCGTTAGAACTTGGTCGATTTCAGTCCATTCGCTCATCGGTATTCCGGTTGCTATCGCTATCTCAACGATAAGGCGATTTATGCTTCCGGACTCGTAGCTTTTGGGCTTTCATCTCCAATCATCATTTCTTCAACCGATAACTCCCAGATTTCCTGAGACTTGGTCGGCTTTCCTGCCGCTTCGCGTTTGTAAGCAAAGTAAGCCAAGTCGAGGAAGTCCGCTTGCTGATAAGCCGAAATATCCTTCATCGAATAAATCGATTTGCCAGTTTTACGTTCCCACTTTGCCCATTCCGGTAGGCCAGCGGTGTAAGTGACTTCCTCGCCGTGACTATATTTGATTGTAATTTGTAACTTCATTGCTCCCGATGCTCCGATCTATTAGCTGAAAGATTCTGAAGGCTGTCCGACGACAGTCAGAGTCCAAGTGTCGGTGAGTGCTCCAGGAGCGGCTCCACCTGCGCTTGGGAAGATTGGTAAAACGTTGAATGAGAAGGTAGCACCTGAAGCTGCTGTGAAAGAGACAGCAACAGTCGTATTAGGTGCGGTTTCAGCATTTGCCCACATTGATTCGAACAATGATCCATACGCAGGGTTTGCGCCCCAGTCTTGAAGAAGTTCGATTGTGAATGTCCATTGCTTATCAACAGACTTATAAGCGCGACCATCAAGAGTTTGATAGGTCTCGATAATTGTGTCAGCCGAGAGGGTGGCTGAAGTTGTTTGAGCGTCATATGGCTTCGTGTCAAGTGTGAAGGTCACATCGCGCCCTGTAATGATTGTTGTCATTGGGTCTCCTATGCGGTTTGCTCGTAGCGGACGCTCAAGCGAATATCGGAAACGAGCAGGGTAGTCGTTCCCACATCAGTTACAGTTGGTCTTTCAACCACCGATAACTCATACTTGGAAGCATTGAGCTTTCCAAGAATACCTAGTATAAGTTGCTCCAAGTTATCAAGAGCGGCTGGGTTGCTGAAATAGGCAACGCAAGCGGTGATGGTGTAATTCAATTTGACTCGGGTTGTTACTTTGCCCAGAACTTCCAATTCCATATAAGGAGAGTCTGGAACTATGACAATAGCCGGAACAATGGGTGTCTCAGGAACCGAATCATAAACGTTGGCACTTAAAGTTGAAAGTGCTGTCTTGATTGCGCCTCGAACGTCGGTGGAGATTGGCATTATCCAACCATCGCTTCGACGTCGAGATAAGGGCCAAGAAGACCAGTTACTTTGGCAAGAAGATTTTTAGATAAGCGATAAGGGGTTACTGCGAAATCGATTCCTTCGATTGATCCGCCGGAGGCTGTGCGAGCTTGGAAGATTTCGACAGAGATAGCCAATACAGCAGATTCGACGTTAGGGTTTGCGACATAGGTTGAGAGGCCAGAGAGAGCAGCGTTTCCTGCTGGGATAATGTTCTTTTCCAGTATGTCAGCATTTGTGATTGCGGCGGTAAATACATAGTCAGTAATTTCGTCGTCGGTTACTGTGTGAGTTCCGTTGAATGGCGAACCGCATCCAGTAATGATGACGGATTGGCCTTCGGTAAATTCGTGAATAGTCGCAGTTTCAAAATATGCGACGTTATTTTCTAATTTGACTTTGTTGATTTTGCTTTGGAAGGTGACAAGCATTGGGAGAATCAAGTTCTCCGAAGTGTCAATAATGTCGTTTAGGTAAGCATCGTTATAGAGGGATGACGAGACGCCAAGAATGGTTCTAAGCTCTGTGGCCGTGACTATTGTTGGCATCTCGCCTTCCTTTCGTTCTTAGGGGTGACAGGCCAGCTCGGGAGCGGACTGGCCGTCACTTTTAGAGTTTTACTATGCGTTGTCGTTTGCTGTGTAGCCACCAGGAAGTTTTGGTGCTACTGCCGCATAGCCGTAATACATTACGGAGATTTGGCCGCTTGCGATTACGTTGGTCTGGAGTGTCAGACGTGGGCTTTCGTAGAATGTGAGAGCGTCTGGGTTGATGACGTAGATTGATCCGTCGCCAGTTCCAGAGAGTGAGCGAGAAACGTAGAGGTCGAGACCTGCGACATTGCCGCGAACTGAAAGCGGTGAAAGTGCGCCACCTGCGTTTGATGGGTTGGAAGCGATATAGATTGGGCGACCATTGTCGTTCAATCCCATAATTTCAGCCCATACATCCGGGGACACTACGACGTTGCGAGCAAAGCCAAGTGAGCCGGTATATACATTCTTTGCCGCGTTGGCAAAGAAAGCAAGGTAGTTTGCCGCTGTTGCGCCAGCCTTAGCGGTTGATGCTGTTGCGGTTGCGGATGCGCGAGTTACTGCGTAGGCGTCGGTTGCCTTTGCGTATGCGAACTCCATTTGACGGACGAGTTCAGCAAAGAACGCTGGGGAACTGCGGTCGATTAGTTCGACGGAAACTGTTTGCTGTCCGGCGAACTTCTTTACATCAACAGAAATATAAGCTGTTCCCATATCTGTCTCAGAAGGTGCGCCTTCTTCGTTTGTCAATGCCACAGTCGGCGCGGTGTTGATACGAGGCAATTCGAAGGTCATTCCGGAAGCCGCTAGGGTTTCGCGAGAAAGCGCATCGATGAATCCGCGATCGCCATTAGATACGCCATTGATGAGAGTTGTGCTCTGTGGAGTTGGGATAAATCCGGCGTTATCTGTTGTGTTATCAGCGGCGCGGAGGTAAGAACGTGCGTCATCGTCGCCAAGTGCGGCGCGGATGCTGTTCTCTAGGTATTTTGCCTTTGTGAATTCAAGGCGAGGGGCGGTGTAGAAAGCTGGGCGTGATGCCGCAACTGTCTCGACCTTAGCAGCTTCTACCGCTTCTTCGACGGCAGGAACTGGAGCGGTAGTGTCTGACACTTGGTCTCCTTCGGTTGGTTTGTCTGCGTCAGCGGTTGCCGGAGCAGAATCTTCTTTAGTTGCTTCATTCTCTGAAGCGGCAATAACTTCAGCGACTCTTGCTGAATCGATTGCTGGATCTGTGACAAGGCTGACCTCGTCGAGTGTTGCCGATGTAATGTTCATAACGCCTTTTACATTAGTCCATTCATTTATTTGCGCACCGACACTAAAGCCATCGCGTAATCCAGTTGCGGCCTCTTCCAAAGCATCATCCGCCGCAAAAGTTTTAGCTAAAACGAACCGCGCCGTGATTCCTGAATCAGTCACTTCGTACTCGGCGAGGCGTCCTATCGGTCTTGTTCTGTCGTGCTCAAGCAATAATTTTACATTTTTCATATTGATTGAATCTTTAGCGAACACAGTTGGGCCGACTGAAGTGTTGCCCTGTTCGTTCCAAGTCACAATAGTTCCGCTGATTGTGCGCTTTACTGTGTCAGCGGCGGTGACAGTCATTGGCATACTAATTTTCATTAGGTATCAGGTCTTCCTCTCGTTGAATCTGTTCGACGCTCATCGCACCGATGCGGTTTAGGATTTCATAAACCTGAGCGCGTTCTAACGCGTTACCGCGAAGAAAATCGTCAAGTGCGAATCGAGTCATTACTGGATTCGGTACAAAGTCCGGTAATGAAAGTCTTTCTTCAATCGCTTTCAAAATTGGGCGCAGAGAGAAATCAACAAGTGATCGCCGTTCAGAGACAGCATTGGAATAAGTCATAGAAGTCGTCTCTGCGCTCAAGAAGTAAGCTGGGATTCCGCAAGCGCGAGCCAATTCGAGGGCGACGTATTGTCTAGCCTCTGCGAGCTGAAGCGACTTAGGATCGAAACCAAACTCTTTCAAATCAACGTCAGCATTGAGAAAAGCAGTTGAGCGGGTTTGACGAGCAGTCTTCCAAGCAGATAGAAGTGAAGAAACTCTTTCGGCGGTTAGGTTTGTGCCATTAGATTTCAAAATCATTGAAGGCGCTGGCTCTTTTGCGTAATTGACAGCCGCGTTTTCTAGAAACACCGCCGCGGTAATTGTTTTACCAGCTCTGTGAAGTAATCCTTCATCTGGGCCATCAAAGCGAATGATTGAGCCGACTCCATTGATAGGAACCGGAGAACCATCAACTCGATAGCCGGTGATTTCGGTATTGTTGGAATTAGTATCGACTGTGACGCGGTCTGGACTTACGCGAGTCCAAGCTCTAACGCGACCGCCGTCAGTTGATGAATACATATCAAGAACTTGGCCGTAACCGACACCATAAAGCCAAATATCTTCAGCAAGCCAGTTATAGATAACAAATCCAGCTACGCGAGGGTCAGGCTGATTGATAACGCGGTGAGGATCGACATATTGACCGGTGATGCGGTTGAAAGTTGTGAGAGGTAATGAGCCGATAGTTCCGCAGATAATATTTCTAGCGCGAGCGACGGAAGGAACGCTCATCGCAAGAGCTCTTGTCGTATTTGTGGCTCCGCCGAGGATATTGTAAATCTGATCCTGAATCTGAACCGGAGTTAGCGCGGCAGTTACATCAACTGTTTTCGCCGCTTTTACTTCTGGAAAGAAGAAATCTCTAAATGCGCCCATTTGACTAATATTGTAAGGCGAGTGTGTTACATAATCACAATATCGACGCCATCATTGGACTTAGTGGCGAAGTGAGTCGCCATCGCCGAAGCAATAGCTCCACAGATGACCGCGTTACTAACTTTCCGACCCATTACCCAACCGCCATCACCGAATGGTAGTTTGACGGCGGAGAGGCATTGTTTGGTCAGCTCGTCCTGTCCCGAGTGGGCTAACCGCTGAGATGAAATAGCACCTAGGAGTTCGTCACAGCTTTGCGCGTAATCTAGACCATCGATGGGCTCAGTCCTAATTCCAGCCGGAGCCAATCTAGCCGCGACCGCTGACGCTGTTCGGGCTGAGTAAGCCACAAGTTGGACTGGGTACTTTCTGAACCATTCGGCTAGGTCGTTAGCCAAGGCTTTATCGTCCAAGTTCTGAGGATTGTGCCAAGTCTGAAGAAGGATGACTTGGAATTGGTCGCCCTCAAGTTTCTGGCTGGCAACTAGCGCGGCTTGTTTGCGGTCAGGGCTGAGATCGATAGCGAGCCAAGTATCGGCCTCAGGGTTGAGTCGAAGTCCCTCAACTTTACAAGCGTCCCATTGGGAGGCATTGATAACGGGATTTATTGTGTCCACCCACTGGGTCAATACCTCCGTGCGGACAATGTCTTCAGGGTCATTTAGTACCGCCCGAATATTGTCTGGGTGAATTGTGTGACCGAGTGACGGATTGGCTTGTGAGACGCCTAACCAGAAGTCGGGCGAATTGTCGAACTTGATTCCTTGAGGGGCTGAATACTCGAACCATCCAATATCGTCAGGGGCTCCGTGAATTGCCGCTAAAGCTCGTTCCCTAAGTCGATTCAAAACTATCGAATGTTGATCTCCAGCTGAAGTGTAAATAAACGTTTGCGGATTTGGGCTGGCCATTTGGGTATAACGCAAGGCAGACCAGACGTCATCATCTTTGAAGTCTCTTACCTCGTCCATATGAACGCAATTTGGGGCGGCGATACCTCGACCGGCTGAGTTATTGGCTCGGACTATGTATCTGCGACCCTCGGTGAACTGAAGCTCTTGAAATCCCTTACTTTCCAGCTTCTTAGTAAACTCAGCGGCTAATCTGGGACTCTGTTCAATAATCCCATATATCTTGTAAAACAATTCGGCTGAAGTGGTCAGTTTGTGCGCCGTATGGACTTGTAATTTCTCCTTCAGAACGTAGATTCTAAACAAGATATTGAGAGCCATAAAAGTAGATTTGCCGTTTTGGCGGCC